CCAGCTTGCCATTGACCAGCGCGCCGAAGCCAGATCTCCAGCCCCATAAGCACCAACGATCCCGCTATTACTCACGTTGCTAAACGATGGAGTGTGACTAGTAATCCCGGTAAACAGACCAAGATCACCTTCGCCGCCAACAAACAGATCCACGGCGTCGAATCCAAGTGCAATTGGAGGCCCCGGATCAATCTCGTTCGTGTAATGAGTGTGCATCTTATTGATGACGTAGGCCGGGATCACCTCATCCGATGACGTCCATGTAGAGGCGTCATCGAGCGGCGCCAACATTGTGTCAGGCCTTGGCACAGCAAGCTGCCCACCGCCCATGGGGACAAAGTTAAGACACCCACGCAGGAGGCCAAGCCCAATATGCGGTGGGTCGGGATGAAAGTCCCCGATAGGCACAAAGATTTTCTTATGCTCACCCATTACCAGTTCGCCCTCATCTCACGAGCCGCCTTGCGCCTAGTCGATTCTGAGCGTACTCTATCCATGGCCTCAAGGTACTTCTGAAGATGAACCTGAGCATTCTCTGCGTCCTTGTACACGTCATTGAACAGGTTGTAGATGCACCGATGCTTCAGGATGTCATACCCCTCTTTGAAGAATGCGTGGGAGAACGTTGACGCAATCGCCGTTTCTGTGTTGGGCGCATAGACACTCCACGCGCTCCCACTGTAGTATTCCTGTGGTGTCCCAAGGTCCATCAGATAACGACCGCTCACCTCGTCTCCGTCCCGCTGCGGGATCGGAGAGAGCCAGATCTTGTCCGTGGTGAGGGCGTAGTAGAGTGGCCTCCCTGCGGCCAGAGATGCGTCCCAATCGTCACTCGTGTAGCGATAGGACTCTAGCCAGTCCATCGTCTTGGCGCCCATCTCGCGCTTGGCCCCGGACCCAGAAGAGTCCGTGTAGAACACCTTTCCAACAAACCCCAGGAAGTCATGAGGCAGGTCGTACTCTCCCTTATCCGTTGTCGTGAAGAGGGAGAAGCGCCCCTCGTTCCACCAGAAGCGGATAGACCGCAGGAAGCGAAGGGTTTGGCAGAGATTGCGCTCGACAAGAGAGCCATCGCTCGGCTTGTCAATCGTCTCCAAGATGTCCCACTTGATGGTCGCCCAGTTCATGGTCACCTATCAGAGAAAAGGGGGCCAGGGACAAGCCCCAGCCCCCTAGATCACATCATCAGAAGCTCACCTGCATTAGGTGAGTTCGCCAGGCTCCACATCAAGCGTGTAGCGAATGCCAGCCTGGAGGTTGGCGGCCTGGGCCGTGGTCGGAGGAGTACCAATCTCCGCGTACACGTACCAGTTTTCGTTATTGAGCACCTTTCCACGCCAGCCAGTCTGGAGGCCGTAGGTAGCAGTCTCCGTGGTCACGTCCGCCACCGCAGTGATCGGAGCGCCCGAGATGAGCGTGTAGGTGGTGGTGCCGTCAGTGGCCTTCAGATGCACAGTGCAGCTCGCCGGAGTAGCAGCCGCCTCATGGTCGCCAGTGATGAGGCAACCACCGAGCAGCTTCGCGCCACGCGGGAGCTTGAAGAACTTCACGATGTCCGCAGCGGTATCCAAGGTAAACGACTCAGCCTTGGAGATTCGCTCCGTGTAAGACGAGGGAGTCTTCGAGCAAGCAGGAACCTGCTTGTACGAAAGGGCCTCAAAGGTTTCGGCAGCCATGTTCTCTAGTCTCCTTTCAGATTAGGCGTGAACGCTAGCGCCAGCGTCGATCCACGGCTTGTACACCGTGGCCGCGTCGAGCCCGTGTTCAGCATAGGTCTCAAAGGCGAGAACGCCAGCTTCCTGATAAACACCCGTGCCTGGCTTGGAGTAGCGGGGGCGCTTCATGCCAACGATCGTGGTGCCCGCGATCTGACCCACATGGCCGAAGTCCTCGGTCTCCTTGTCCCAGCGGAACTTGTTGAGCGCATAGCCAGCCGGAGCATTGCCACGACCGAACGCAAGCACCAGGGCCTGGGCGCCACCGATCCAGCCGCGCCGAGTGTTGTCCTGAATCTTGCTGTCCGAAGTGTTGATGCCAGGCGGAACATACCGCTCTTCAAAGAACACGAAGCCCTGGCTCATACCAAGGGCATTGGTGAACAGCGGGTTCTTCTCGAGGAAGCCACCCTTGAGCGCGTTCTGGGCGGTCTGGAACCAGATCGAGTCAGACTTGCGAAGGCTCGCAACCTGCTCGCTGGCCAGGAACACCGCAAACACCTCGCCATCCGGAGTCGAGATCGGACGAACAAGCGGCTGGAGAAGCTTGAGACGAAGGGCGCACTGGTTCAGGAAGTCGAGGTCAAAGATGTCGGCGCTCGTCAGGGCCTGTGCGGTGGCCTTACCGTTCGGGCGAAGGATGTAGTTCGACGCCAGAGCAGCAATGCTGTTATTGAGAGTGTATGCCGGGTCCGTGACAATGTTGAACCCAGTCGCATGCATGTTCGCAGCAAGCTCGAAGCGACTGGCAAACAGGTCCGCAAGGCCGTCCTTGCCTTCGGCAAGAGCGTCAAAGTGGACATACTGATCCACCATCGGGCTCGACACCTCAACGTAATGGCGGAACACATCCACCCCAACGCTGAAGGTCGCAGTCTTGATCGCCTCACCAAAGCCCTTCAGGGGCTCGTTACCAACACGGCCACGGCCATCGAGCTGATAGCGCATGGTGGTGGTAACGGTCGCACCCGGAGCGGTAGCGAGCGAGTCTTCGATCTTGATGAGCTTGTTGAATCCGGTGCCGCTGAACCCATTCGCGGGATCAAACAGCGGACCCTTGACACGAACCTCGCGCTCCAGCTCCTTCTCCCAGCGCTGGACGACCTCGGGGTCGGTCGAATCTAGCCAATATCCGGCCATTCTTGCTTTCCTCCTGGCTCCTAGCCATTCAGGTTCTTAAAAGAGCTTCGGGGCGCCCTCACAGCCCAATCTCCGAACCATCTCGGGATGAGTCGCGGGGGTCGCCCCGGTACGAACCTTCTTGGCTGGTTAAGCCGTCTCGGCCAGGATGCCGGATTGCTTCAAGTATAGCCTTAGTTCTTTATTTACTCAACTTACCTCGCCCCAGGAATCAGCTTGTCCTTGAAAAGTTCCTTCATCGGGACGCCCTTCGTGGCCTCCAGGTACTCGTCAATGTCCTCCATGGAGGAGAGGCGGCTTAGGTTGAGGCGACCCGGACCAGCCGCAGCTACACCAGAGAGGCTAGCCGCCTTCGCCTGGCGCTGGCGCTCCAGCTCGATCTCCTGCCTTGCATCTGGCTTCTGCTGAGCCACAGGGGCCGCCACTGGGGCCTGTTGCTGCACAGGGGGGAACCACTGCCGGGGTTGATACCCTCGGGCCACAGCGAGGCGATAGAGGGCATCCCCAGGATTCATGCCATTGTCCAGGGCCTGTGTCATCTTGGCAGCCATGGACCGAGCCACGAGCTGCACAAGCTGAGGCTGGAGGTCCTGATTCAGGTCCACCATGCCATTCTGCGCAAGCTGGTCAATATTGTCGCTCATCTCCTCGTAGGTCGCCGAGGCAAGATGCATGACCGCTTCATCATAAACCTGCGGGTTGTTCTCGCGGTACTGGATGGCCAGATCCCTGGCATAGTTCACCTTGCCAAGATGCTGCTGAACCTCGCGCTGGACTTGCTCGCGCTCGTCCTTTTCTCTGAGCATCTTTTCCAGCCGCTCTAGCTTGGCAATCGCATAGGCACCAGGGTCCTCATGCGGATCCGGAAGATTCTCCTCAACCGGGGCCTGCTGCGCAGCCTGCTTGGCCCGCTCGATCTCTAAGAGCTTGGCCCTCAAGACCTTGTTTTCTCGCTCCTTGATACGCATCTGGGCGGCAATGCTATTCGCCTGACCCTGCACCTTCTGCGGATCTGCACCGGCCGCAAGCTGAGCCTCCTTCCACTGCCTGAACTGCTCGGCCAGCTCTGGAGAGAACGAGCCAGCAGAAGGCTCTTTCTGCGCGACAGAAACCGCCTCTGCGGCCTTCTTCGTCTTCTTGCTGACGTGCGGCTTCGGAAGCGCCCTTGATCCGTCACGGGCGTCAGGAATGCCCTTGGTGGCCAAAAGGGCTGCTAGGCCATCTTCCTCCCTGTCATCCTGTGCTGGGGTGGAGTCTTGACTGGACGACTCTTCTTCGGACGCGACAGCTCCATCGAACTCTTCACCGCTGTCGGATGTAGCTTCTCCCGTTTCCACGGGGCCTTCAAAGTCTGACATGCACTCTCCTCATTCTGGTCTGGCCTGGGCATTATTGCCCGCCTTGCTGCTCCTGCTGGAAGAACTGGTCAGTAAGCGCCTTCGCATTTGGATCCTGACTCAGGAACTGAACAAGCTGATTCAGGCGATCCTCCTGCTGCCTGCGCTGTGCCAAATGCTTCTTAACCTTAGACTTATCACTCTCGCTGAACGTTGGGATCATGTCGATCATCACGTCATCTGGCATCATCTGACGGTCCATCATCATCTGCCAGGTGCCCGTGCGAGTCATGAAGTCGAACGTCTCCATCTTCTCGCTGACGCTCGCCTTGCCCTCGTCAAACTTGATATCGAATCGGCTCGCATCGGGCCAAGTCTCTTGGGCTCGGATGAACTCTGCGTTTTCCTCGCCAACAATCCGAATGAGAGATTCGGGGTCATAGAAATGGTGCATGAAGCTAAGCACTAGTTTTCCGGTGCGCTTGCGGAAGCGACGCAGCGAGTCAAACATCAGGGCCAAGATGGTGTTAGAGGCCTCCTTCACACTCTGTACCACTGTGCCAGAAACTCGGCGCAGGTCTCCCTGCTGACCAAGTTCGACACCACTCAGGCCGGCCATCTCATTCACGCCCTGATCCGCAAGAGCAATCAGCTCGCGCTCCATTGGCGGGAAGGACGGAGCGTCCATCTTGATGAAGCGCCCGCCAGAGATGAACCCGTTCGGGACCCACGTCACGCCACGAGGGTTGGCCATCTGGTCCAGGAACTCGTCCTGATCGTCCACAGCTCCCTCTTCAATAACGAGGTGAGTCTTGGGGCTCGTGGCCATCCTTGTAAGAGCCAGGCTCATGAAGCTATTTCGCCAATCCTGAAGTCCCTTCGCAAGATCCACAAAGCCAATGAACCGAATGCCATCCTTGGTCTCCCAGGGGAATCCGGTCATAAACTCATAGGTGTAACCCATCGGGCGCTCGCCACTCTCAAGCGTGACCTCGCCGCCCTTGTTGCCATCCGATGCAACAATGGCGTACTCGATGTTCCACTTGTCGTAGGAAGCGTACACAGGCTGCTCGCCAAACACCACGAGATGGCGGTCCACAAGTTCAACGAGATCCTCTTTCTTTTCAATTACTTGCACCTCCGTGTTCATCATCACCTGCTGGGCAATCATCTGCTGGTCTTCCG